GTCCAGTGTGCAACACTCTATGATCACTGACTTGATCCAACTTGGGTATAATTCTCGACAGTCGAATAATTTCTGGACGAGTGCCCAAGATAGTTAATATCTTACGCTTCATAATATCCTACATAGTAATGTTCAAAGCCACGCAAATAAACTCTAACAAATCCTTCAAAGTCCTCGGGTGTCCAAAGACTTTTGTGTATATCAAGTTGATTACCATGACACCATAGGTCTGGATTATCAACATTTTCGTGATTTTCAGTCCATATGGCTTCCATTGGTGTTAGTAAAAAGATTTTCTTTGTTACTTGTTTTTTACAATCTTCAATCAATCTTAGTCCTTGTTGTTTGTCGATGTGTTCAATAAAATCCAACATAAGAATATAATCAAATCGATCGCCCACAATATCCATCAGAGGAGTTGTTTCAAGATTGGCCACAATGTCTGGCTCAACCCAGTCCCACCCATCGACTGTGAGCACACGACTACACTGCGCTTTTAGTGGATCCGAATACAGCTTGGGTCCACATCCTAAATCAAGCACTGTGCTGTTGTGATCGATAGCTCCCATTAAATAACCCACAAGTAGATCGTTTGAAAATGCCCGTTTACCTTTGACTACATGTTTCACCTGGTATCTCCTTGATTATTGTTGATAGTAAATTATTGTACTCACCAACATTGTCTAGTGTCAGTGTGTTTTCAAATTGTTGTGATCGTGGATGTCCTGCAAACCAGTGAAATCCAATGGTGCCTTTACTGCTCAATTTTTTTTGTGTTGAGCTATCAATTGTTTGATAAAACATCTCAATTTCTTTGCTGGTTATAGAGTATACACAATTTTTCTTAAGGAATAAAAAATTATTTTTACGAAATCTTTTTTGTAAACTTTCAAATGTTTCAAATCTACTGTTGATTAAATCACTGCCCATGCATTGATACAAAGTTGGTGTATATTGTTTTCTTGCTTGTCGGCTAATGGATTGAAAAAAATTATTTTTCTTGGAAGATAGTAAAAATCCCACAGTGTGTTTCTTAGCATCCATCAATGGACACAACGCGGTATCAATGTGGGTGTTCTCTGGCGTATTTTCAGGCAACGCCCACATTGGTTTAGTATAAAGTATGTCTATGTCAGACCAAAGTCCTCCATATTTGTTTAGCAATTTCCAACGCAAAAAATCACTCTTATGAACTTCGTGAGCTTGATTATCAAAGTGATATCTATTAAAGTTATGAGTTATAATTTTTAAATCTTCAATATTGTTTAATGCGTCAAAATAATCATGCTCAATATTAACATCTTTTTGCTGAAAGGATTCCCAACCAGGTACAACAGTGCTTACAACACTAGGAACATGAATCAAAATACTCCAATCAGGATTGTGTTGTCGAAATGTTTTTACAGATAAAAATCTTAGGTAGGACAACTTCGTTCCTCCCCAATAGAAGTGTGCTACCTTGGGTATCTTTTTTAAATGCCACATATGTTGTTGCCGTTGTTTGCTACATGCACCTGTAGATTATCTTTGATGCTGGCCCAGAGTTCTCTGTTGTTTACAGTCACAGGAGGGTTATGAGGATTGTCGTAGGTTTTTCTATGATACTGATGTACTACCCAAGGATCTTCAACAAATTTCAATTCTAATCCCAAGGCTTTGATTCGATAGATAAACTCTACATCGTCCATGTCCTGTCCTTGGGCAAAACGTTCATCAAACCCATTCATCTTGACTAAATTTTCTCTTGTGATTGCAGTGGTAAAATGGTAAGCATAGGGACGTTCAACAATGTGATTGTACCAACGAGATTTTTTGTCTGTGAACATAGGCAACGGATCACCAGACTGCATCACACGAGTTTCGGCTTTGGTGGCCGCGTAACAATGAAATGTGAGATAGTTGTTGTTGGTTACGTTGTCTAAGGTGTACTGTAGCACATCGGCCATGTGACAGCATTCAGGATTTTGTATGACAATAATATCACCACGGCTGGCTCTAAATGCAGTGTTGTATGGCACACAAGGATTGCAATAATCCTTTTTGTTTCGGGTGTCTGACATGCGTATTACGTTGATGTCCAAGTGCGGAAACTCTGCCTGTATATTATCCAACCGTTCAGCAGGGTCACAAAAGTCTTCGGCAATGACTATTTCTAAATCTTTAACACGACTTCGACTGATAGTTTTAAGAGTGTATCTCAACTGGTCAAGACGATTAAAGTAGCTCATTACAATTGATATCATAGATACTTTCTTTGTTCTTGTTTGAATACTTCGAGTTCTTTGCGTTTGCCCTTGGCCGACCATATGGCACTTTCTGGTCGCATGGCCCAGTCAATGTAGCTCATGGGCAACAGTCCTTTGCGATATTGCGGTACCAGTTGATCTAACAAAACTTGATCTAAAAACCAATAAACGTCATCTGCTTGGATTGATAGGCGCAGTTGTTGAGCATATTTTTGCAAGAATTCGTGTGTGCCTGCTGTACCATTCAGCAACAGTGCGCCGGCAAGATGTGTGCCATCTTTGGGTTTTTCATAAAGATAAAAATCCGCCGTCCCCAACTGATGTTCAAAGGGTGCTCGAACCAGTCCATCTACATCTATGGCCAGGCAACGTTGTCCGGGCCTGATCAATTCAGCCAATCTAATAAATCTTGTGCAGGCATAGTAGGTTTGTCGAATCAATAAGTTCAGACCTTCTGTGCCCAATGTCTGCCCTTTTTTATACATTTGACGTTGACGGTCATTGGCAAACTCAGTGCGTTTTAACCAACGAGCAGTTACTTTGTTAAACTGTACAGGGTCCAAGGTTTCGTGGCTGACACTCACACCAGGACGACTGCGGCAAAACTCTAGCTGGTCGGGGCGCGGATCATAGATGTGTATGTGAATTCCACAATCGGGCGTGTGTGTCAACACACTGTTGATCAAAGGGCGGGCATGTTGATCAAAATAAGTTTCATCAGCTGCCGCATAAATGAAGAAAGAAGGCTGGTCTAGGTTTCCAAGCAAGGGTGGTATAATCATGGTTAAATATTTAACCTTATGCGTATCGCTTACTTTCCAAAACAAGTTGCCTTAAACGGGTCCTCTATACTGTCTGCGTTTTTAGATGGTTGCCGTCAACATAGACTTGAAACTGTGGAAAACTCCTTGGATGCCGATGCGGCAGTGATATGGTCAGTGTTATGGTCAGGACGCATGGCGGCCAACCAAGCTGTTTGGTCACACTATCGCAGTCAGAACAAGCCTGTAATAGTCATAGACATTGGAGCACTATATCGTGGCGAGACCTGGAAGATTGCTGTAAACTCTATTACAGCGGATGGCTACTACGGACACACAGAAAATCTGGATTGGAACCGTCCTCGTAAACTAGGAATCAGCCAGGCCCTCAATTTTACCCGCAATCCCAGGATTGTGATAGCCGCACAGCATGCCCGTAGTCAGCAGGTAGTGGGATTGTCAAGCATGGAAGGATGGGTAGTGCAAAAAGTAGAGCAACTGCGCACAGTCACAGATCGCCCCATTGTGGTACGTCCACATCCTAGAAGTCCGTTGAACTGGGCTGGACTGGTACACTTGCCCAAGGATGTCATCATAGAAACTCCTGTCAAGTTGGCCAATACCTATGACAGCTACAATCTGGCCTTTGATTGTCATGCCATTGTAAATCATAACTCAGGGCCTGGAATACTGGCAGCCCTGGCAGGCACCAGACCCATAGTTGATAATAGCAGTCTGGCATGGCCGGTAAGTACAACAATCAGTGATATTGAACATCCATACACAGTAGACAGAGATCAGTGGATTGTTGAGATATGTCACACAGAATATACTCAGGAAGAAATAGCTCAAGGACACTGGTATTGTAGACTTGAGTCAGCATTGAAAATATAATGGAAACCAAAGAAGAAAAAAGAGCCAGAAAGGCCAAGGCCCAACAACCACCAGTGTTGACAACCATTGATTGTGCTTGCCTTATACACGATGTTCAGTATCAATGGGACTATGTTGAAAGGTTGTATAACAGTCTGTGTCGTAATCTCACACCCACAGTGCGCATGCATGTCTACACTGAAAAAAACAGAGTGGTACCCGGACACATGATACATCATCCCCTGCAAGAATGGCCTGGCATACGCGGACCCAAACAATCATGGTGGTATAAGATACAACTCTTTGACTCAAGATATCATTCAGGTCCAATGTTGTATTTTGACCTAGACACAGTGATAGTGGGCAACATAGATTGGATATGGCAGTTGCCCACTGACAGACTTTGGGCAGTACAGGATTTTAAATATCTATTTCGTCCCAGTCGTGCCACTATAAACTCATCGGTGATGTGGTTTGATACGGCAAAGTTTAACCACATCTACAGAGACTTTGATCCTGGCGAAGTTGCTTATCGTAGAAGTCCCTGGCACGGAGATCAGGACTATATTCAGGAAAAGATATCCATTGGGCAGGTAGCATATTTTAATCAAATGCATGTCAAAAGCTGGCGCTGGGAACTGCTAGACGGCGGGTACGATTTCAAGCATCGCAAGCACAAAAATCCAGGATCGGGTACTGTGTTGCCCAATGATACCAGCATCATGATATTTCACGGAAACCCGAAGCCTCACGAAATACATGATCAAACTGTGCTACAGCATTGGCGTTAGAACTAAATATATCGTGCGTTTCGGATACGGCTGTTTCGCACATTTACCAGTCCGGGTGCGCCAAGAATAAAACCGATGGCCGGCCTGATGCCGTATAAGAATTTAACTCCTTTAAAAGGAAAACAAAAATGCAAATCTTATTTCAAGGCGAAATACTCGCTACCCCCACAGCCGCTACTATTTTGATAGAAGGCGAATCAGTGTTCAGTGGCCAAATTGGCGCTGGTCAACCTCTGGACGCACAGATTGACATTGCCAACGTTGTTAGCAACGGTGGTGCTGTTTCTATTTCTGTAACTTCAGGTATTTTAAATGTAGGACAAGTGTTCAAGTGGGAAAATACTGCTCCTGCTTGGAACAATACTACAGTGTATCCGGCAAATAGCACAGCTGAGTACAATTCGGTTACCTGGGTAACCGGAGGTGGTGCTCAAGCCGGATACATTCCGGGTGTATCAAATGCCTGGTCCACTTGTCAATCAATGTCCAACGATTGTCGCACCAACATTCTAATCAATGGTGCTACTCCTGTGTACCCAGCAACTCCACCTCAACCCACTGGCGGAGCAGAAAATCCAGACTGGGCAGGATGGGCGTTCGAAGTCAGCGCAGGCGAAACCATAACATTCACTGTGTAATACTTTAATGCCACAACAAAAAGGGCTAGAAATAGCCCTTTTTTTATGGTTGACCAGAAATACGCTAAATGCTACAATAATAACATAAAGTAAAGATGTTGTACAAAAACAACACCAAAAAAACCCAGGAAAAACCCGGGGTTGACCAGAAATAGCCATTTTGCTATAATAATAGTATAGTAAGTAAAAAGGTTGTAGCAAATAGTGCCAGTTGACACAAAAAGAGCACTAGCATACAATATTGTTTTGTAACATCATTTTAGGAGCAGACTAAATGAGCACAGTTCGTATCGTTCGCGGTGTTTATCGCAACAAACCCATCACCAATGCTACTTTTACGCTGGTGAAAGATTTCCAAACCAGCGGTAAGGGTAACTTTGTTACTGTTGCCAACGGTGATTATTTTCCTGGCTTCCCTGATGAAATCCGGGTGAAAATTAACAGTATTGATGACATTGAGTTTGTAGATGGAGGGCCCATGGGCAAAGCAGACAAGGTAGTTGAGTTCAAAGCGCCAGTCAAGGTAGAAACAGACGAAGAAATCATGCATCGTATTGAGCAACGGTTCAATATACTTGATGACATGACCAAGGCCGCTATTGCCGGTGACATCCGTGCTATGATCGTAGTAGGCCCTCCTGGTGTGGGTAAATCCTACGGCGTTGAGTTTCAGCTGGAGAAAGCTGGGTTGTTTGATCAACTATCAGGTCGCAAGATCAAGTACGAAGTGATTAAAGGTGCAATGACACCCATTGGATTGTACTGCACTCTGTATCGACATTCAGATCGCAACAGCGTATTAGTGTTTGACGACTGTGACTCTGTGTTCCAGGATGACGTGGCATTGAACATTCTCAAGGCCGCCTTGGACTCGGGCAAGAAGCGTAGAATCTGCTGGAACTCAGATTCAGCTATGTTGCGTCGTGAAGGTGTGCCAGATACATTTGAGTTCAAAGGTTCGGCAATCTTTATTACCAACTTGAAGTTTGAAAACCTCAAGTCAAAGAAACTACAAGACCACTTGGAAGCCTTACAAAGTCGTTGCCATTTCCTGGACTTGACCTTGGACACCATGCGTGACAAGATCCTACGCATCAAACAGATCTTCCGCAAAGGCGACTTGTTCCAGGACTATGATTTTACTCCTGAACAGGGTGACGAGATTCTCAACTTCATGGACGAGAACAAAGAACGACTCCGCGAAATGAGCCTGCGTATGGCGCTGAAGATTGCGGATCTAACCAAAGTGAGCGCCAACTGGCGAGCACTGGCCGAAAATACTGTTATGAAACACTAACAGTATCATTGGAACGTCATCAATAGTCTAGCTCCTAGACGTTCCAATCTTTACACAGGCACCCCTAAAAAGGTGCCTGTTTTTTTGACTTCTTAAATAAGTGCTGTATAATAATAGAATGAGAACTGCACAACTGATTATAACTGACGAAGTCAATGTCAAAATTGAAGGGCTAGAACTAGATGCCAGACGTGCTCTAGTTAACAAGTTCAAATACGATGTGCCTTATGCTCGCTATCTCCCTGCGGTGCGACTAGGACGGTGGGACGGCAAAGTTTCATTTTTTCAACTGGGTGGTAGCACTTATGTAAACCTCTTACCTGAGATTATTCCCATCTTGGAAGAGTATGACTACGACATTGAGCTCGACGACCGCAGAGAATACTCTACTACCTTTGAGTTTGAGCAAGTGCAAGAAGATTCATTTCAAGATATTCTATGGCCCAAAGGTCACCCACAGGCCGGCGAGCCCATCATGTTGCGTGACTACCAAGTTGAGATTGTGAACAACTTCTTGGCCAACCCGCAGTGCCTGCAAGAAGTGGCCACCGGTGCAGGCAAAACAATCATGACAGCCGCACTAAGTCATGCTGTCACTCCATATGGTCGTAGCATTGTGATAGTGCCCAACAAGAGCCTGGTAACACAGACAGAACGAGACTACATCAACATGGAACTAGATGTGGGTGTGTTCTTTGGCGACCGTAAAGAGTTTGGTCGTCAGCATACCATCTGTACCTGGCAGAGCCTTAATGTGTTGCTAAAGAATACCAAGAATCAATCAGCAGATATCACCATTGGAGAGTTCCTTGAAGGTGTTGTTTGTGTGATAGTAGACGAAGTACACATGGCCAAGGCCGATGCTCTTAAAACCTTGCTCACAGGGGTCATGGCTGAAGTGCCAATTCGCTGGGGGCTAACAGGAACTATACCCAAAGAAGCCTTTGAGTTTCAGGCCATACATGTAAGCCTGGGTCCTGTGATAAACAAACTGGCTGCCGCAGAGCTACAAGACCGGGGTGTGTTGGCGCAGTGTCATGTCAACATAGTGCAGTTGGTAGATCATGTAGAGTACAACAACTACCAAAGCGAACTGAAATACCTACTAGAAGAATCGGGCAGACTTGATACCATGGCCAGTTTGATACAACAAGTCAACGAAACAGGCAACACACTGGTATTGGTAGATCGCATCACTGCCGGTCAGGAGTTGGTCAAGCGCCTGGGAGAACGTGCTGTGTTTGTGAGTGGTGCAACCAAAGCAAAGGATAGACAAGATGAATATGACGAAGTGGCTGAAGCTACCGATAAAATTATTGTTGCTACTTACGGTGTGGCCGCTGTTGGTATCAACATTCCTCGCATTTTCAATCTGGTGCTTGTGGAACCCGGAAAGAGCTTTGTCCGAGTTATACAGAGCATTGGGCGCGGTATTAGAAAAGCAGAGGACAAAGACCATGTCCAGATCTGGGACATCACCTCCACCTGTAAGTTCGCCAAGCGGCACCTTACCAAACGCAAGGTTTACTACAAAGAAGCCCGCTATCCATTCACACAAGAAAAACTAGACTGGATGACCACGTAATGGGCAGTTTGTTTCGAGAAGTAGGAAAGTATCTCAATGGTACGTTTGAGTCTCATGAAGTCATAGTAGAAATAGGCAGTGATCGTTGGGAAGGTAGCACAGCATATTTTGCTGACTTGGCCAACACACACGACACAAGAATAATCACAGTGGATCTTGATCCAGAAGCTTACCATCGCGTGATTAAAACTGTAAATAAAGATCATTTAGAAAAATTGGAGTTTGTTTGTGCCAATGCTAGAGATTGGTGTCGGCATTTTGATAAACAAGCTCGAGAGATAAAAGTACTGTATCTGGATAACTTTGATTGGGATTGGGAAGCCACTCGGCCCAGCGAAGATATAAAAAAACAGCAGGCCTGGTATCGTAGCATGGGCCTGGAGATGACCAATCTCAACTGTCAAATCAGCCACTTGGATCAAATGGTTACATTGATGCCTTGTATGTCTTTTCGGAGCATGGTGTGTGTTGACGACACCTATGAATACAACGGAGTGTACATAGGCAAAGGCGGAGCAGTGGTACCTTACTTGATGACTCAAGGATATCAGATATTGCAATCTGGGCAATACGGAGTAATACTAGGTCGCGGAATACGTAATAATATTGTATAATGGATAACATGAAGATATTGACACTAGACAACACAGCTTATGATTTAGATACGCTACCCGAAGAAGTAGATGACATGCGGTTTGCAATTTTGGATAACTCGGATCCCAGCGATCCTGATTATCATTACATTCCATTGATCTTTCTTGAGAGCTTTAACTCTCCTGCTTTGGTACTACGTATAGGAGAGCACCGAGTAAAGATGCCCATTGATTGGCAAATACTCATTGGAGAACCTGACCTGGGCGATTTAGAAATGTTACCATTGACGTCTATCAATGATAGGGGATTCAAAGCATTCCAGTTCAACCCGTTGACATCTTTCCGTCCCAGCTTTCTTGACATAGAGATCGTGGACGTATATCATGATGTTGCTTGGTATGCGCCTAAACTTAAAAATGGTCAGATGTTGTGCATACCCCTTAACAATGATCCTGAACCTGACTGTGTGTATTTTGTCAAAGATATCAGTCGCAACTGCGAAATCGTGGATTATAACAAGGCCTGGTAATGGATAAGTTATCAATACAAAACGAAATGAGCGAGTTTGATCGTAAGAATCGTGAGTTCTACGATAGCCTCACTGATGAAGAACGCAAGAAGTTTAGTAACTATCTCATGATACGTTGGGGCTCCAGCGTACAAGGCAGCCGAGAACTGCAAGAGTTCTATGTCATTGCTACCAACGAACGACTTAACAAACATTTCTTTGCTGTGAACAAACACCCTAAACTACAGTGGCTCATGGCTACATCAGTAAGTCCGGGCATGGGCTCGCATCGTCATCAATGGATTGCTCCCAAGAAAAAAGATTCAGGCAACAGCGAAGTAAAAAAAGCTCTAATAGAACTGTATCCTGCAATGAAGATGTCAGACATTG